GGTTATTCTGTTATGCCGTATTCTTCGTTAACCCTTTCCCATGTTTCTTGATCCTCAGGGCCAAAAAAGGCATAGATCGTTTCTGTTTCTTCTACAGTGTCAAGTGAGTTGTGAAAATCATTGGCACTCATAATATCTACGTTGGGATCTTCCATAAATTCTCCGTAAAATGAAACGCCATTAATTGTATCTGCTTCATAATATCCGGCCTTAAAAGTCTCCATGGTCATTTCTCCTTGTTTGGTTGTGGGGTCAATCCCCGTTTTGTTAAATACAAGATAAACCAGCCTAAAAACAATGTCAAGCACTTTTTTTGCACTTTCTGCAACTATTTTGCAACAGACTGAAATTATAGGATAAAAAAGATTAAAAAGTTGGATTTGGGAAATCCAACGGGGAATTGTTTGGGGTATCAGTATATACATGGGACAATGTAGATATGGAATATTGCGTTACATATGAAAAAGACACCAGTCGATCGGCAACGGCCTGGTGCGCCATCAGGGATGGAATGATGTGTAGCCGTAAACTCAAAAAGAATTGTCTGTCGTCTATGAGACCGGACGCTAAACAGCCTACAATGCACATTTCGGGCGACCACGGCCAAATTTTCGGTGGGGCGGGCGATTCATCCACGATACGGATGGCTGATATAGCAGACAATTTTTCTGATCGGTGCCAAAGTGGAGAGAGTATCCTCCTTTCTCCACCTGCTGGTCAGTTTTTTAGGTAAGCCCCTGGTAGGTGTGCAGGGATAAGGGTCTCAAAATAGTTTTTGGCTACATTACTTTTGGAGCAAAATGCAAAATAGTAATGAAAAATACAGAGTAATGCAACTTGGCAGTCGGTCTCAAACCCTTTGGCTGCCAACCAAGACCATTGCCGGGTGTTCTGGCTGTTCGCTCGGCAATGGCACACAATACAGGATAGGCTGACCAGTGAGGGCCACGCTTACGCCAAGCGGCATGGCCCTTTTTTGTTTTGATGATGACTATGAGGAAGACCCGGTGACAGGCAATTGGTTTGAGACAATGGTATGGGGTTAAATGGCTGAAGATACTGTAAAATCAAAATCCGGGAAAACCATCAAACTGACAGACGGGACGCATAACAGCAATAACCCGGAGCGCAGCAGGAACAATAAATTTAAACAGTTCTCGAAAAGTGAGGCTTACCTAAATTCTCCGCTGTGGGAAAATATGGGGCCGGGAGCAAACCTAACAAAGGGGTAACGGTTTGACGCGAACAGAGAGGCACAGGATCAAACTTTTGGAGTACCTTGGGGACCCGGAAAACGATTATCCGCCTCGGCAGGTATACGCTGAGGTGTTAGGAATCTCGACTGTTACGCTGTATAAACACTTTTCTCCGTCAGACCTGCAAGACATCGAGAACGAAGCATACGAGATCCGCAAGCGCAACAGCACCCGGCAGAGATCTGAGGTTTTGACAGCGATGAGGCGGGAAGCAGCACAGGGTAACGTGTCCGCTGCGAATCTGTTTTTAGAGCGCACAGAGGGCAAGGTGCCTCAGAAACAAGAGCATACAGGCAAAGACGGCGGCCCCATCCAGGGAGAATGGAAGGTGACTTTTGTGTAAATTGCGTTTTTCCGCAACTTTTTTATATTTGAGCCAAAAAAGCGAGTCTCCCGCCGGGGGAGAATTGAGACTCAGCTTTACAGCATCAACGGTTTTCAAAATTTGAGGTTTCCCGCAATATGACCCAAATTGCCATGCAAATTCCAAAGAAGCTCAGGCCGCTGATCGAGAAGCCGAAGCGGTTCAAGGTCGCAATTGGCGGTCGTGGCAGCGGGAAGTCCACAACATTTGCCAGAGACCTGATTCGGCGGGCATTGGTGGAAAAGGCAAAAGTGGCATGTTTGCGGGAATACCAGAACTCTATTGAAGATTCGGTGCATGCCCTCCTGGCGAACGAGATCCGGGATTTGAATGTCCCGGGGTTTGAGATCCAGAAGGCCAGTATCGAGTGTCCGGGGGGAGGCTTCCGGTTCCGGGGCCTGGCCAGGGGCATCGAGGCAATTAGATCAATGTTCGGGTTCAAATACTACTGGACAGAAGAATCACAGTTTCTTTCCGAAGAATCAATCAACATCCTGACCCCGACGGCCCGGGAGCAGGAATCAGAATTGTGGTTTTCCGGAAACCCCATGTCATCCTCAGACCCGTTTTCAAAACGCTTTATCAACCCGTACCTGAATGACTTGAAGCGTGACGGGTATTATGAGGACGACCTTCACACCATTGTATTTATCAATTACACAGACAACCCGTTTTTCCCTGATAACCTTGAGCAGCAACGCCGGTGGGACCAGAACAACCTTGACAAAGCCCTGTACGAACACATATGGGAAGGGGCTTTCAACGACTCGATAGAACACAGCATTATTTCAGCCGAGCATTTCGATGCCTGTATAGACGCACACCTACATTTACCTATCCAGCTCCGGGGCGCGAGGATTGTGTCACACGACCCTTCAGACCTGGGAGACGACACAAAAGCCGTTGCTCTCCGGCATGGATCTGTGATTTTGGAAGTCAAGGAAAGCCGGATCGGGGATGTCAACGAGGGGGCAGATTGGGCACTAAACTTTGCAATTGAGAGCCAGGCGGATCTGTTTGTGTGGGATGGTGACGGCATGGGGATTGCGCTCCGCCGACAGGTTGATGAGTACCTCCAAGGGAAAAAGATCGAAACTCAAATGTACCGGGGCAGCACCGGGGTTGAAAACCCGGACGAGCTGTACCAGGAGCCGGGCAGCAGCAGGCCGGACGACCCCCAGAAGCGGACGAACAAAGACACGTTTAGGAACAGACGGGCGCAGTATTACTGGAATCTCCGCGACCGTGTTTACAGCACCTACTTGGCCCGGACCAAGGGAGAATATATTGATCCGGATAAGATGATTTCATTCTCCTCTTCCATCACTGACATGGATGCCTTGAGATCAGAAGTTTGCCGGATACCCCGGAAACCCAATCCGTCCGGCCTGATTCAGATCATGACGAAAGAGGAAATGAAGCGAATTTACAAATTAAAATCTCCAAACCTGGCCGATTCTGTTGTCATGTCTCTTGTCACTCCATCCGGTCCGAATGACCTTACATCGAAACCAAAAGTGCAATCCTATATCCACAAAAACCGAAGCATAAGAAGGATGTTAAAATGAAACCAGCAGCATTACTCAAAGACGGCACACTCCTGGAACTAAGCGAAGGAGATTT